TTTTAATATGACATCAAATCCGTTCGAGATGTTATTTTAGAATCTCTACTTTTCGCAAAATTTGTAAATTGGACAGAGTATGAAGTTTCTTAGAAGTTAATCTAATGCTAACGATTCTTCATATTTTGAGATTGATAATTGTTAAATATTAATTCTTTGAATATATTAATTACATAGGGTGAGAACGAGTGAACCAGCCCCCATGTAATCGAGCGTTTTAGACTGTATTATTAAGTCATTCGTTCTTATGTGTAATTGATAGTTTACTGAACTCAGTCGACAGTCTGATATAAACTCTGATTCTTAGAATAATTCTTTTGTTTGGTATATACGCATTGCTCTGAATTTTCATAGGCTTGCAACTATCAACTTTTCCTTTTTTTCATTTGGTTGGTCGGCTTCATTAATGCGGCATAAATAGTATAGATATTCAATATTATTATTAATCATACTGTTTATATAGTTACAAGCCTATAAAAACGCAGAGTAATGAATAGATACGAACAAAATATTATATTTAAATTATCTTTAGTGTAAGAAATCAGTTAGCATTTTGATTTCTTACCTAGATTATTTTTCACTATTTCCACCAACAGTCTACGCTCTCGATTGGTAATTAGTGGATTCCCATAATCATCGGAATCATATTTTATTAATTCAACAGAATTCAGTCTGTTGAATATCGTGTCGGCCATATACCGAACATCTGGATTTCAATTATATTTAAGGAGATTTATTTGTTTACATGTTTTTAAAACTAATGCAACATCTTTATCAGATCTAACTGTCAGCTGTGATCTGAATGTATCGATGAAGTGTTCGGCTTTAAAATCAGGAATACTGTTTTCATTAGAAATAGTATTTTGTGAACAAATCTCTTTTATACGTTTGAAATTTATTGAATGAAATCATTCAGGGAGTTCTTTTATATCTGATCATGACTTTAAACAGATATCTTTATTAATTTTTACAAAATAATAAGATAACTGAATTATGAAATTTAAATCTAAATTAATCTTTAAATTTTTTAAGATATTTATAGTCTGATTAAATTGTATATTAGGAGATTGATAGATAAAAGTTTCGAACGAGCACTTATTATCATTTCAAGCAAATAATGTACCATATTTAATTGGATCTATAGATATATTATTGATTATGTAATTTCTTGCAAATTCAATATTTATGTTATTTTCATCTTCAGATATAATTGTTTTATGAATATTTACTTCCATACCTATATCTTTCATAAAATTGATATATTTATCGAAGTAAATTCTCTCCCCTCTTATCAATAAGTCATCACCTACCAGTGAATAATTTTCAAGTGGTATACCACACACCTTATTCACAATATAGTGATGTGTTAATGCCATTGTAGTTCAAGATGAAAAACATCCCATTCCTTGACCTACAGAATATTTTATATCTTTATTTTCGTTTATTTTAGATCCTAAGGTTGAATAGCTTCTACCAGAAATTAATCTTTCTCAGTAAAATGCTATATCATTACCATCGTAATCAAAATATTCGAGAATGTTATGAATTATTCTTGTTTGTAATTTAACTGGCATTCTATCTGTCGCAGCTGATAAATCAATTGAGTAAAAACATTTCTTCTCATCGTTAGAATCTAGGAGGACGTGATTTATACCCGATTTGTGATCGAAGGTAAAATCAGAAATCATCGTTTTTAAAAGATCGAAAGAAAGATAATGTATACCTGAGAGTACTGATTGAGTAATCCAGTCTACGTTAGCTATTACCCTTGATTTACCACCTGGCGCTGTAAAATGAAATAAAC